ATCAATGGTGTAATTCAATATGGTAACTTTACAGTTAGTGGTTCTACTGTTACCTTTGATGCAGCTTTAACAGATTCTGATGTATGTGATTTCATATATCAAATGGGAACAGGTTTATTAACTACACCAGTTGATGGTTCAGTTAACACAGCACAATTAGCTGATTCGTCAGTTACAAATATTAAATTAGCAGATGGTTCAGTTACTAATATTAAATTAGCAGGTTCAATAGATTTAACTACAAAAGTTACAGGTGTTTTACCTTATCCAAATGGAGGAACAGGATTAAGTTCTTTAGGAAGTGCTGGTCAAGCAATTGTAGTTAATTCTGGTGGAACAGCTTTAGAATTTGGAGATGTTGCTCTTTCATTAAGCTATACTAAAAATACAGCTACAGGAGATGGTTCGACTACTACTTTAACAATAGATAGTGGTAGAGCTGTTGATGACATACTTGTTTATGTTAATGGATTTTTACTTACTCCTACAGATGATTATACAATTAGTGGTACAACTTTAACTTTTGCTACAGCACCTGCAAACTCTGCAGAAATTGTTGTTAGATACCTACCTTTAAATGGTAGTGCTGTTTATACAAATGATACAGCTACTGGTGATGGTTCAACAGCAACTTTAACTATTGATTCTGGTAGAACTGTAGAAGATATTATTGTAACAGTTAATGGGGTAACTTTAGTACCTTCAACTGATTATTCTATATCTGGAACAACTTTAACATTTACAACTGCACCAGCAACCGATGCAGAAATATCAATTAGATACTTGAGGTTAAATTAATGGGAACGATTACAAGAAATGCTGCCAATAACTTTACAACTGGTGGAGTAATATTACCAGCAGGTATTAATGACACTTCAGTTGCAAGTCTTACAGAATTAGAAAATGCAGCAGCTGGTGGTGCTATGAATTTAATATCCGAACAAACAGCTAGTGGTAGTGCCTCAATAGATTTTACAAGTGGAATAGATAGCACTTATCCTATTTATAAATTTGAGTTTATTAATATACACCCAAGTGTTGATGATGTTTATTTTCAAGTAAATTTTAGCACAGATGGTGGTTCTAATTACAATGTAACAAAAACTACAACATTTTTTCAAGCATATCATAATGAAGCTGGTAATGATTCAGCATTAATATATCAATCTGCTGATGATTTAGCACAATCTACATCTTTTCAAAATTTAAACGATAGATTAGGTAATGATAATGACCAAAGTTCATCAGGTTATTTATCTTTATTTTCTCCATCTTCAAATACTGTTGTAAAACACTTTATGGCAGAATCAAATAGAAGTCATGCTGTTGATTATACTAATCATCAATTAATAGCTGGGTATGGGAATACTGTAAATCCTATTGATGCTGTTAAATTTCAAATGTCTAGTGGAAACATAGATGCTGGCACAATAAAACTATATGGAATATCAGGGAGTTAATTTATGAGTATAGCATTATCAATAGGAAATAATTTAACAACTAATGGAGTGTTTACAGCAGATGCTGTTAATAATACTTCAGTAACCAATGTAACTGATTTTGCAAGTGTACCTGGTGGTGGAGTATTAAAATTACTTTCAACTCAAACAGCAAGTGCTAGTGCATCAATAGAGTTTACATCTGGGATAGATTCTACTTATGATGCTTATGTTTTTAAATTTTATAACATTCATTTAGCATCAGATGACAAAACTTTTGCTTTTCAAGCAAGTACTAATGGTGGAAGTTCTTATGGAATAACAACTACAAATTCTAGGTTTAATGCAAATCAAAAAGAAGATGATTCTTCTGCTAATTTATTATATACCTCAAGCCAAGATTTAGCACAAAGCACAACTTTTATAAATTTAGCACATGGTATAGGTTCTGATAATGACCAATGTTTTTCAGGAACATTAACTATCTATAATCCTAGTTCAACAACTTTTGTTAAACATTATTTAGCAACAAATTCTGTTTGTCATTCTTCAGATAGAATAGATAATACTTTTTTAAGTGGATATTTTAATACTACAACAGCATTAAATGCTTTTAAATTTCAAGGTTTTACTATTGCTGGTGGTGGGGGAATAACAACACCAAACATAAACATAGATGATGGCATAATCAAAATGTATGGAGTAGTATAATGGGAACAATAACAAGAAACTTTGCTAACAACCTAACTACTTCTGGTTTATTAAAACCTACTGCATTTAATAATGATAGCTTTGACAATGTAACTGCTGTACCAAGTGGTTCAGTAGAAACTGCAGCTATGCAATTTATATCCTCTGCTACTGCTAGTGCATCTGCTAGTATAGAATTTACATCTGGTATTGATAGCACATATAAGGAATATGTTTTTTATTTTAACAATATAGTTCCTGCAACAAACAATGTTTTTTTTGGAGTTAATTTCAGTACAGATGGTGGAAGCACTTACTCAGTAACAAAAACAAGTTCTTGGTTTCAAGCATTACACTATGAAGATGATTCTAACGCATATCTACAATATCGTACTGAACCTGATTTAGCACAATCAACAGCAATTCAACAATTAACTTTTGGAGTAAGGCAAGATAATGCTGACGAAGGTGTTTGTGGAACTATGAATTTTTATAATCCTAGTTCAACTACCTATGTTAAACATTATATGTGTGATACTCACTCAACAAGAGAATGGTCGCATAGAGTACTTTGTTCAGGGTATTGCAATACTACAAGTTCTGTTAATGCAGTAAAATTTGAAATGGAAAGTGGAAACATAGATAGTGGAGAGATATTGCTATTTGGAATTAATTAATATAAAAGGAGATAATTATGGCACATAAATTAGTAAATGGAGTTCAAGTAGAACTCACACCAGAAGAAATAGCTGCAAGAGCTGCTGAAGAAGCTGCTTGGAATGCAGGTGCATTTGATAGAGCTATGGCAGATTTAAGAAGTAAAAGAGATAGACTTCTTACATCATGCGATTGGGTAATGATGAGTGATTCACCTATTGCAGATAAAACTTCTTGGGAAACTTATAGACAAAGTTTAAGAGATATTACAAATAATTTAACAACTGTTGAAAATGTTAATGCTGTAGTATTTCCAACTAAACCAGAATAATAATGGCTAAGGTTAAGTTCTTACATTTTGTACCAAGACCTAAACCTAAAAAAAGACCAAGGGTACATAAAAAAAGTTTAAATAAATCTGAAAAAAGAAGTTATAAAAAATATAATAGACAAGGAAGATAATGGCAAGAAAATCAGCTACAGAAGTCAAGATAGATTTTTTAGTGAGAGAAGTCAAGGAATTAAAATCTGAAACTCAATCTCTTCGTGCTGATATTAATAAAGGCAAAGGAGCTATATGGATATTATTACTAATAGCAAGTGTAGTTGGTAGTGCTTATAATTATTTTATAAAGTAGGATAAATATGTTAACAAAAGTAAAAAGAATGAGATTAAATAAAATGAGACAGAAGTTTGCTGTTGGTGATGAAGCTAGAAAGTTTGAAAACATTCCTACTGCTTCTCAACCTCAACAACAAAAAGTAGGTACTAGAGACCAATTTGTATCTAAGTATGTTACTGAACAAGTTAAATCTCCTGAACTAGCTTCTGCTGCTACACAACAATATACAACACAAGCTGTACAAACTGATGAATTAATTGGTGGTACAACTATGACATCCCCTACTGGTATTCAAGATGTAAGTATTACTAAAGATACTATAACAGCTCCAACAAGTGCAACAGCAGCTCAAGTTGCAGCTCCTGGAACTTTTAATGTTGCTACTATGACAGGTGCTACAGGTATTGGACAAACTGGTACTGCACAACAAGGTACAGTTGGAACTCAAGCACAAGTAGGTACAGTTACTGGAACTTTATCTGGTACTGCTACAGGTGCTACAGCAGCTCCAACTACTTCAGCTATAGCTCAAGCAGCTCAAGGACAATTATCTGCTGGTGCATTAGCACAAGTTGTAAGTGGTACTGCTGCTACTGTTAATGGACAAACTGCAACACTACCTGGAAATATTCAAGCAGCAGTTGCAAGTAATCCTGCACAAGTTACAGCAACTATTATGCAACAACCTACTGCAGTACAAGCACAAGTTGCTTCATTACCTACAGATGCTTTAGTATCTACACAAATTAATACTTTGTTAAATGGTATTGATACAGGACAAATTCCTACATGGGCAAGAGGTGCTGTTGAAAATGTTGAA